AGCAATTAGTCGAAGAGGGACAAACGCCCGAAATGGCGCGTGTCATGGCTCTGGAGCAACGCACCGAAATGGCCGAGTACAACGCTAAGGTCACTGACCTCAACGCCAACCTCAGTCAGCAATCACTCCAAGTTATGCACGACTTCCCTCAGTTTGATTCCAGTTCTCCACAGTATGATGAATCACTCTCTAAACGAGTGGCGACTATCTACCAACGAGTAGCCGGAATCCAGACCGATCCCAACACTGGGCTGACCATTGCCGCCAATGTGCTTCCGTATGATATATATAAAGAGTTTGCCGAAGTCCAAGCCTCCGGAGCGCAGAATGGACAGGTTCAAGGCCAGAAGTCAGCTGAAAAGATGCTGGCTGCCGCCGATAGCCCGTCCAGTGCCGCACCGAAGAGAGCCGCTCAAAACGACTTTTTAAAGGGGTTAATGGGCTAACGCAAGCCATAACTAAGGGTCAATACATTGGCACAGAACTTTGCTTCAACATATGAAAAGCAAGTCGATGAAGTTTACCGCCTAAACTCCGTCACGTCCGACATCATTAACAAAGGTATCCGCCTCGACTACAACGGCGTCAACTCAATCACCATCTACGGTGTGAACGTTCCGACAGAGGGTAACTACCAGCGCTCCGGTTCAAACCGTTTTGGTTCGCTGGCTGAACTCGATACCACTAAGGAAACGTTTGTACTGTCTCAGGACAAGTCGTTTACCTACAGCATTGACCGTGGTAACTACGAAGATTCCATGATGGTCACAGAAGCCGGTTCAACACTCAAGCGCACCATTGAGGTCACTTGTGTCCCGAACACCGACATCTACCGCCTCACGACTCTCCAGGCTTACTGCGTGGCTAACTCGCAGACTGCTACCAACTCTGGTACGACTACGACTAGCTCAACTGCTTTCACCAAGATCCTCGACATGCAGAGCAAACTGGATGACCTGTTCGTACCCTCTAAGGGTCGTGTTCTGTTCGTCACTCCGGCCGTTCTGTCATTCCTGAAACTGGATGCTAACTTCGTCAAGGCTTCAGAACTGCAAGCTGGCAAGTTAATCAACGGCCAGCAGGGTGAAGTCGATGGCGTTGCCGTCGTCAAAGTCCCTACCTCTTACCTGCCCGCCAAGTGTGAGTACCTACTCGTACACGATGAGGTTTTGGTAGCTCCCCACAAGTTTGATACTTACCGCATTTTGAAAGAAGTGCAGGGTGTTGATGGCTGGGTGGTCGAGGGTCGTAGATATTATGACGCGTTCATCCCTACCAACCGTGGTAAGGCCGTAATCTGTTCCCAGTCCGCATAATTGTAAACAAGGAGTAACTTCATGGCAGATGTAATAGAACACAACGGTGATGGCAAGTTTAACCCGCCCGGAACCTATAAAGACCCTCAGAGTGGTGTCACTTCAACCATAACTCACCCGGCTGGTGCTGACGCTCTCAAGCGCATGGGATGGATATTGCAACCCGATGCACCTGCCGAGAAAACTCCTGAGACTGCATCGGGTGAACCCGACAAACGTTTCAACAGCAACAAATAATAAGGAGCCAATCTAATGGCAAATGATACGAGTGTTAAGGTAGGCTTGACCCTACACGGTACAGGTGGACTCAACTATGAGAACATCGACACAGCTAAAACTCTGGCGATTGCCGATTGCGGCGTAATCCAGAACGTGGTCGCTGACTCTCAGACGATCACCCTCCCCGCAACGGTAGTGGGATATTCCTACACTATCCGCAACGGTGGCGTTCCCAAGACCTCCGGGCCAGTTGGCTCAGGTGATAACGGCTCTCTAGCCGTCACCGTTGCCCCTAACGCCGCCGACCTCGTCGCTGGTGGTGCATGGACGGCCGCTGACAACAAGAGCATCGTCAACACCAAGGCTACGGCTCAGGCTGGTGACTACATCAAGCTAGTGGCCGATGGCGTCAATGGCTGGATGGTTACTGAGATAAAGGGCATCTGGGCAAAAACCGCCTAGTAACTAACTTTTAGGAGGCTGCTATGGCAACCAACTTCGGTAAAAGTCGAGCCTCGGTGAAGTCGGTATCCGTACCGTCTAACCCGCTTACCAAGAGCAAAGGGGCAGCTAACGTAGCTTCGGCTAACGTTAGAAACCTCTCTAGCGGTAAGATGGGCAGCGGCACAGGTGTAACCGTGGGTACAACTCACGGCAATCACAACGTCGCTCACCCCTGCTAGATAACTAGCGCAAATTAGCGGCCTCCGGGTCGCTTTTTTGTGTCTAAGCTCAAGCAATTATGGTATATTATGAATAATAAGGAATCACTCAATGGCTGTTAGACAATATTCTCAAGGCATAGCCCTCGCTTCCGCCGCTCGCACTGCCACCGTTACCCTGCCCGATCTTGATACCGGCGGATCAAGGTTTCTGAACGTCGTGGTCGATACCACCGCTTTCGGGACAGGTTCAGTTACCCTAACAATTAGCGGCCTAGACATGGCAAGTGGTAAATACTACCTCATCCTATCTGGTGCGGCGATTGTCGGCACTGGTACGGTTCGTTACAAGGTTGGGCCTAACGTCACGGCCTCGGCCAACTCTATCGCTCAAGACTACCTCCCGGCCACGATCCAACTCAAACTAACGGCTAACAACGCGAACACCCAAACTTATTCTGTCGGTTATTCATTTACTGGTTAGGAGACTTGAGTGGATCCTAATGCCAAAGCCATTCAGTCCTTACTAGAGTTTGCCGCCCGGCCTCAAGAAGCGCTGGAGGTTGCACCTGACCCCGTACTGGTAGCTATCCAGCAATTAGAGAAAACTGTCAAGGCTAGTAAGGTTGATAACTCGCAGGTCATTGCGGCTATCCGTGAGCTGATCCCGACCTTAAAAGCTATCCCAAGTGCCATTAAGATGCCGGAGGCTCCAGAGCCGACCGAGAGCGTCGAGGTGACTAACTTAAAAGACCTACTTACCCCTTTAACTGATAGCCTAACGGGGGTTAAGTCAGCTATCGAAGCGCAGAAGCTTGATCCCAAAGTCAACGTTGCGGCCCCGAACGTCAAAGTGGCTGCGCCTGAACTCGGCCCACTCCTGACCCAGCTCGGCAACGTTGAAAAAGCGGTTAAAGCGATCAAGTTCCCGACTATTCCCGAACCCAAGCCAATTGACCTGTCGAGCGTCACCGAAGCGACTAATGCGACTACAAAAGCCATTAACGACCTGACATTCCCGGTAGCTAGTGCTACCCCGACCGACCCGTTCGTGCGCTATCTACCAGCCGATATTGACGATGTCGGAACGGTACAATATTTTGGTTTTACCGATGTGCAGGGTCACTGGTATATCCAGAAGTTTGATACCTCAACTAGCCCTAAGACTATCCGCTTCACGGCGGGTAACTCGGATTACTCAACTAACTTTGCTAACCGAGCTGGGCTAACGTACACGGTCTGGAGTACCTAGTGGCTAACACGAGTGCAAAGTTTGACCCTTTACTCAGGAAGCTACGACAAGCGGACGACATTACCCTAACAACCGCAGGAACCAGTGGTGCAGCTACGCTCACGGGTTCAACACTAAACGTTCCTCAATACGCTGGCGGTCAATCTCCGTACACCTACATCGTAGCGACAACAGGTGGTAGTTATACGACCCTAAGCGCTTGTCTAGCGGTTGCAGCGGCAGGGTCTACGATTTATATAATGCCCGGCGCTTATACAGAAACTGGCGGGAGTTTCACGGCCGCAAACCTAACTATTGTGGGGGCTGGGGCCGGAACAGTTACCTTAACCATGTCAGCAGCCTTAACATTGTCTGGCGCACATCTTACTTTGTCTGGTCTGACTGTTGCTACCAGCGGCTTTGCGCTTACTTTATCAGGTCAGTACGCTACTGTAACTGAAAGTACCTTTACGGGGAATAACGCCTATATTATTTTTGGGGGAGCTTATGCCAACGTAACTAATTGCCGCTTCTTGGCAACGGCCTCCGCTGCAGTAGTACAGCACACGGCTGCTTACCATACTGTAGATAATAACTACTACAGCTTATCGCTAACTTATTGTCCTATCCGAATAGCCGCACACACCACCTTTAGTAATAATGTCTTTCTTAGATACGATACGAACGGTTCGAGCGGAGTTGTCCAGCCAGCGGGCTATGGGTGTGTGGTTGTGGGGAATGTCTTTGTAGCAGCTAATAATGGCGCTGGAATTGATTTAACCGCTTCCAGCCCAGGCACGATAATTGCCAACAATTACTTTGACCAATTCGCCACATTCGCGAGTACAGGAGATAGTAATACAACCTTTACGGGTAACTTCTGGAGAGGTTCTAGTGCTGGCAACACAATCTTAAATATCAGTTTTGGCAGTTACCATGTCGTTAAAGACAACCAGATAATAAACAGCGGCTCTGCTGGAACGTGCATACAGGTAGCTAGTGGCTCTAATTATTGCAAGATAGGCGGCAACACCATCAAGTTTGCCTCTATATTCGCTGGAGCAATCGGGGTCAACATAGCTGGCAACGGCTGTAATGTGGTCGATAATTATATAGAGAATCTTGCCAGTAGTATTACTGTCGCTTCGGGCGCTACCAGTAATATTGTTTCTCTGAATAATCTTAATGGTTATACTACTGCTATATCAGATAGTGGCACGACTACTACTAAAATTGGTAATACCAGTGATGTATACAGCACTCTTCCGTCAGTGGTTGGCACTTCCGCTGCTCCTACCATAGTTCTAGGCTCAGCGGCTGGTGCAGGAGCGACTGTAGCCATTGTAGGAACTAATCTAAGTGGTAAGATTACCCTAACTTCGGGAACTGGCGTGGGAACTGGTACGGTCTTAACTATGACCTTCTCAGGAGCATTGGCATTCCCTAACGGTTGTTCGATATCTTTTGCGGCAGGCAATAGTTCATTCGCTGGGATTGTATCAACGATGTATGTTACAGACACTACGACTACAGTAACCTTAAGTGTAACGGCAGCATTAGCTTTGAGCACAGTTTACATTGGATACTATTCAGTTTTAGGGTACTAACGCCTCGGTGGGAACGGTTACAACTACGCCTAAACGTTGACAAGCCTAAGCATTATTAAGCATACTGAACACATATAACTAAGTGAGGGCTTCAATGCCAACCAAGAATCTCGTTCTCCACGAAGGCCAGTTGGCCGAGAAGACCGTAGTAGAATCACACCAACCTATCGAGCTGGGTCAGTTGCAGGCCGAGGTGGATAGCCACCAAGCCAACGTTGACGCTCTCGCCGCCGAGGTTGAGGCCACTAATGCTCGTCATGCCGAGGCTACTGCAGCCCTCGAAGACTCAAAAAGTAACCTTAGCCTCGGTTCGAGCCTGGTGGAAGTCCCCGCCGAATCTGGGAGTGAGGACGAGGCAGAAGTTGGAACAAGCGAGCCGTCAGAGGATTCTGCACCGGTCGACGTCCCTGTCAACGTCTTGTAAGAACCCCGTTGACCTGTCGCAGTATTTTGTAGACTACGACAACCCTGTGGCTGAGAAGTCACCCTACCAAGAATGGAGCCTGCGATAAGCGGGCTTTTTCTTTATTGTACCGCTAGGCTTAATCTGATACACTGTATCTAAGCTTTGAGTATTGTCGTAATATCTCGAAGCCTAGCTATGAAAGTATTGTACTTTTGAGCGAGTGTGTGTTAAGCTTTGTTTAACGACAATACTCAACTAACACCTCGCAAGGGGTGTTTTCTCTTTTATAGCGAATGTACTGAGCGTACTGTAGCTCTCCACCGCTTCTTATGAAGTACCGTGCAACTCTGAGGGTGGCTAACAATACAGTGTCCATACCGACACCTCGTCAGTTATACCTAAATGTTATTCTGAGATGGGATAGAACCTATCGGGTATACCAGCACCTAGACTTATCTCTACTAAGTACCAACCGTAGAGAGGGACAGGAAGCCAACACTGAAAGGGAGAGGGAGGACTAGGGAGAGCTAAGTATAATAAGTCCTCCGTTCCTACAGCTAGGGCGGGGAGGGAGATTTATGGGAAAGATAAAAGATACACTGGATAACACCATGCGTAAGGCGGCAGTTTACGACATTATCAATGCCAAACCAGACCTTACGGGGTATGAACTGTACCGAGCGTTCTTAAACGACTCACAATCAAAGGGGCTATATCATCTAATGACATGGGCTAAGTGGAACAAGGAATGGATAATGAGCTTAGGTAAAGCCGAGCATAGGAAGCCCACACATTTAGACCTAGAGAGGTTAGAGGCTAATAAATATTCCTCAGTGCCGAACGATTAGGTAGGAATGCCGAACAATGCGCTAATAACTCTGGCGCTAACTCGTTGTCAGCTACCTCGGTACAAGTGATTGAGTGTAGTTCATCTTCAAAGTTATCGGAGCCAAAGCCGCCCTCGGCCTTAATAAGCCCCGATTGAGTGCTATCTACCTGAGATTTGTGAGCTAGATACCAATTGTTCATAGCAGGTTTTATGGCTTCTTTCTCACTATCAGGCATACTTTGCCAAACATAATGGCTTACTTCATAACCTAATGTAGTCGCAGGGTCTTCATCGGTCTTAGTAAATACCTTGATATATAACCTTACGGTTTTTTCATTCGGGTTGTAACAGGCTATGAAAACAGCAGGATCGCAGAACTTACCCTGATCTATTCCAAACTGTGCATGTGTTTTATTCAAGTAGTCGGTGCTTAGGCCAATCTTATTAGCTAGGTAGACCATCTCTTGACTCGGTCTATAGGTATCAGGAGCAGCACTTGCTTGAGCTACAGAATCTTGAGAATTATTAACTGCGGCCTTATATACCACGCCAAAAATTATTCCCCCTGCAAAGGCTCCAATAATCCCTAGTGAAAGCAATAGTTTCTTCATGCCTAAATATATACCACAAACGGTACAAACTGTCAACCCTAGTTGCGTTAAAGCCTAAGCATGTTGCATAATAAGAAGTAACTTTTAAGGACATCTCATGGCACTAACTTATGGCGTACCCGGATCAATCGCTCCTTTAACAACCAATAGTGTCGTTGGGGCAACAGATAGTAGTCTCGGTAATGTACTTGGGCAGGTAACTGGGACTCAGGATCAAGCGGCTCCCGGACAGCCATTAGGTGCCAGTATAGCGCCTACCCTTACTCCCGACCAAATAGCCGCCCAGCAAGCCGCTGCAACAGCAGCCGCAACCGCCGCCGCCAACGATACCGCTATCAACAACGGCATTAACACCCTCGGTACTCAACAGGCCGCCGGAAATCAGGGTATCCTCAACTCCTACAACACAGCCTTTGGCAACCTCCTAAACGGTAAAACCAACGCTCTCAACGGTTACAACAACACCCGCAATCAAACCCAGCTCGATAACCAGACCGCCCAAGATAACATCGGGCAGGGTGTCGGCAGTACCAATCAAGCCCTGCAACGCTTACTAGGCTCTCACGGGGCTGGTAGCTCCAGTGCCGCCCAAATCCTCGCTCCTTACGCTGCGGCGCACCAGGGGGCTATCCAGAGCGGTCAGGTGCAGAACACCTATGACAAGAACATGTCGGGTATCGACCAAGCGATCAACAACTACAACACTAGCTACGACACCTCACAAGCTAACCTCGCCAAGCAACGCGACCAACAGTACGGCACTCTCCAGCAGGGCATTGATAACTCCAAGGCCAGTTTGCTCGGTCAGCGTAGCGATGCGGTTAATAACCAATCTCAGATCCAGAGCTTACTCAACGCCGCGGCCTCGCTCGGTATCACTCCAGCCTTTACCCCACAAGCCGTCAATGCGGCCGCTCCGACCCTCGACCAGTACAACTACACCCCCAACGGCGCTCCGACAGTCGGCGGCGCTACTCCTAACGGCAACTCGGCTCTAAGTCAAAGTGCAGGGCCATTCTGGAGCCTCTTAAACGGGCAAAAAGATAAGACACTAACTGGAGCAACAGCATGAACCTCTTAGGAGCCTTACAGCAATTATTAGGCGGGGTAGGACACGCTGTTAATCAAGGTGTCAGTGGGCTTACTCATTCTCAGCAACAACAGCCAATTACCGACCAACATGGCGGTATAGGTGGCCCTGCCCCACAGATGTTGCCCCATCAGTACGCTCAACTCCAGCGTATGCAACCAATAGCTCCGATGAAACCAATGCCTACGAACGGCCAAGTAGACCCCCATAGCCAAGCTCTTTATAACCAAGCTATGCAGTGGTATCAGCGAGCGCAACCTCTACAAGTTCAGCCAAATATAACTGGAACTGCTGGGGGCTGGAACGGTAACCCACAAGAGCTACAAGGCTATTTCGGGCAAACGCAGGGTTACAACCAGAACGACTTATCCCAAGGTATTCAAGGTGGAACGGTCAATCAAGGATACATTCCCATGCAAGGCTCTAATGGTGCTGCTGCTCGACCAATACAGGGTAGTCCCTTCAACCAGCTAACAGGTATGAAATAGGAGGCTACATTGGCTTCACTATTACAATGGCTTAGTAGTGAGGTCGGCGGTGCGGCTAACGCTGTTGGTCATGCCTTTGGCGGGGTAGAGAATGCCGCTGGGCAAGCGGTTAATAACATCGCCCAAGGTCACCCATTTAGCAATCAACCCCAACGACCACAGCAAATACAGCGACCCGTACAGCAACGCCCTGTACAGCAGCCTCAGTTCCATATGCCGCAAATGCCGTTTCAGCCACAGATCAACCAAGCGGCGCAGGTGGCTTTACCTGCGGTCAGGAACGTAGCTAATGCTATCCCTCAAGTAGTCAATAAGGTTGCTCAAACCCCCGTACTCGGCAATCAAAAATACAATGTTGGTCAGTTATTCAACGATACTGTTCAGAAGCCTTTTATCAATCCAGCAGTACAGGGCGGTCAGGCGTTGACCCAAATGCAGATCAACAACGCCAATAATCGCCCGACCATGCAGGGTATCAACACTCCCCAGCTTATCGGCAACGCCATTACTACAGGCATTAACGGAGCAACTATGGGCGGGGGATCGCTCCTAGCCAATGGGGCTGAGAAGTTAGCGGCTCCCCTGCTCGGCAAACTTGGCGGGGGATTGGCTGCAAAAGCCGCCACTAACTTTGTTCGCACTACCGCCGCAACACTCCCCGCCACGGCTGCTTATGGTGGGGCTTCCGTCTTGCAGCAGGGCGACACTAACCCACTCGATATTCTTAAAGGTGTCGGCCAAGGCGCACTTATGGCTCCCGCTATGGGTATAGTCCACGGAGCCTTACCAGTTGCGGGTGCAGGTATCAAAGCCACGGGTAAGGGCGCACAAGCGGTTACCCAGACCCTCGCCGATGCTAATAAAGCCGTAGGTCAGGCCGGACACATCGACCTCGGAGCTACTATAGGTAAAGACGCTGGTAAGGGGGTTGCTCCCGATCCCAAGAACTTTAAGACTGCGGATGCCTTTATAAAGGCTCACGGAGAACCCCAATACCACGGCACTGATCGCACTTTTAACATAGCGGATGCTAAACCAACGAGCGGTACAAGTGGTACGGGTATCAACCTAATCAACTCAAAAGAAGTTGCCAGTGGCTTCGGTAAGAATGTTCACGAAGTATACCCAAGCCTACATAACCCCTTAGATATATCGGGCAATATAACAGCCAGTGATGCAAGCCGACTCAATAAGGCATTTCAGGGCGTTAAGTTTCAGGCAGGAGATAAGGGTACAGATGTTGTCAGCCTTATAAATACCCGTAATCTTAGCGAGCCAGACGTTATTAGCCGCATGAAATCGGCTGGCTACGATGGATTTGTGCGGCAGGGTAATGGGACTAAAGTTTCAGTACCCCTAGAAGCAAGTCAACTCAAGACTAAGCAACAACTCACGGATATTTATAATCAAGCCCCCTCCCCCTCGGTTATAGGTAAAGACAAACCCGTAGCCGAGCCTAAACTCCCCACCCGTGGGCTAACTAAGGGTATTAAAGGATCGCCTAACTTCTCGCCGGAATTACAAAAAGCCGTGACGAGTGAGTATGCCCCCTCAACTAATAAGGCTGCCCTAGAGGGTCAAGCAAAGTTCGCTAAACAATCATTGAATAAACAGAACAATACCGCTCTATCTCATCTCTCATCTCATGCTCCCGTAGGCAAACAAGAGGTGGTGAACTTCGGTAAAACCATTCAAGCGTTAGACGCTGCTGGTAAGACCGATCAAGCTACCGTGATACATAACCTACTAGCTAAGAAACTGACCGAGTCAGGGCAAACCTCACAGGCTGCCTCACTACTCTATAACCGTACTCCAGAGGGTATGCAGAACGTTGCTCTAAAGACACTCCGCAACGCTAAGGTGCCAGTTACTCCCGAATTGACCGCTAAGATACAGGTTCACATAAATGCGCTTAAGGCAGCCCCAGAGGGTACGCAGGCTCACTTTGAAGCGGCTCAAGCCCTAGCTAAGACTGTCAACCGCTTACTGCCTAGCAAGAATACCGACAAGTTATTCAGACTATGGCGCACTGGCCTGTTGACTGGCCCACAAACGATGTCCAAGGTTGGCATATCACACGCTATTCAGAATGGCCTAGAGGCAGTATCAAGTGTCCCTGCAACTGGGCTAGACCACATTATTGCTGGGGTTCGTGATCTTGTTGGCAAAGACGGGTTTAACTCTACCGCTATAACTGCCCGTGGTCAGGGTGACTTTATCAAAGGTACTAAGGCGGGAATTAAATTACTAGCAACGGGCAAGGATACTCTTAACTCAGGTGGGTTCCAAGGGTTCAATACCGAGATTGGCCGCCCTCAAGCTCGGTTTACAGGAGCGTTTAAGTTCCTCAATGGGTATATGGACAAGACTGAGCAAATTCACGCCGCTATCCCTAAAGGTTTCTACACCGCTGCTTACTCGAACGACCTCAACAAGCAGGCTATTGCGGCATGGCACTCAGGCGAGGGTACGGGTACACGATCAGCCTTTATTAAGAACTTCGTTAACAATCCTAGCGAAGCCGCTCACGCCGAGGCTCAACATGCTGGGCAAATGGCGACTTTCCAGCAACAGACCAAGCTTGGGGGTGTAGCCGCTAAGGTACAAAGCGTCCCAGGGGGTAAGGTTCTCTCTCCGTTTGCCCATATTGCCTCGGCTATCCTAACGGACGCCGCTAACTATTCCCCTGTTGGTTTAGTTAAGCCCGTGATCGAGGCGGTCAAAGACAACGGGGCGGCAGGTTGGACTCCAACCGTTCAGAAGCACTTAGTCGAGGGATTAGGGCGGGGGATCACCGGAACCGCCGCTATGGGGGCAGGGTATGCGCTCTATAAGGCTGGAGTCATGGCGCTCGACTACCCAACCGATCCTAAGCAACAGGCACTCTGGAAAGCCAGTGGGAAGCAGCCTAACTCAATCCTCTTAAATGGCCAGTGGCGACAACTAGCCTCACTTGGCCCCGAAGCAATTACGCTAGGCATGGGTGGGTACGCAGCTTCGGCTAATGATGTTGGCGGTAAAGGCAACGCAGCCATTGCTTCAATCGCTGGGGCGCTTAAAACTCTTAGTGGTGAATCATTCCTTAGTGGCGTGACAGGCGCAGCCGGAGCAATCAACAACCCGCAAATGAATGCTGCCTCATTCTTGAAGAACCAGGCTAGTTCGATTATCCCTATCGCTGTAGGAACGCTCGCCAAAGCTCTCGATCCGACCCAGCGCCAAACAAATAATGCGTTGGAGGCTATTCAGTCAAAGATCCCAGGCTTGCGGCAAGGGCTTATACCCTCACAGACTGGACTAGGCCAAGATGTCCCTCGACAGGGTGGAGTAGCGACTAACCTAACTGACCCAACTCGCCCTAACAATGCAGCTAATAACCCCGTAATGAACGAGTTAAACAGGCTAGACGCTACCCATAACACGGTTTTCCCTGTACCCGTCAAGACTATCGGCTCAGGGGTTAATGCCGTTAAGTTAACGCCTCAACAAACATACGACCGTAACGCTATGGTTGGGCCACAGATTCAAGCGGCTTATCAGAACGTTATAAACTCGGCTGGGTATGCAGGACTATCTGACGCTAACAAGGCTAAGGCGCTGGCTAACGCCGCCTCAGACATTAACTCTGTCGGCAACGTGAATACCCTACAGGCCGTTGGTAGTCTGCCTCAAGCCCAGCAATCCTATAAAGGCTTATCGGTTAATCAAAAAGCTATGTTAGCCGGTAGCCCAACGAATAAGAACTATACCGCACTAGATGCTAACGGTAAGGCTATATCTACCACTAGCGATCCGGCTGCTACTTATCAGGCTCATTTAGCAACATTCAAGGCCGCTCAAGCCGCTGGAACTCTCACAGGCGCTAAAGCCTTTTCTACCCAGCAAGCCCTCACTAAAGAGTCAATCACCTCACAGTACCCTCAACCGGTGCTTGACTTCTATAGCCTAAGCAAAACTGCCGCCTCAGCTTACCTCAACACACTCCCAGCCGCTCAAGCCAATCAGATATACTCGCAGGCACAACAGCTCGACAACCAGCTTAAAAGCTCAGGCCAAACTGCCACCTCCAAATACAAGTACGGCCTCGGCACTAAGCCCAAAGTCGCTAAGGCTCTCAAGATGCCCAAAATGCCGAAGATTGCCGCTCTCAAGTCCTCCAAGTTCTCGGTCAAAGCTCCCAAGGTTGGTAAGATCAAACTAGCTAAAATTAGTAAGCTCCCGATATGGAAGGCTCCCAAGGTCACGAAGTCAATCGCCTTTAAGGGGCCAGCTCCGACCAAGACCCCACGGCTAAAGTTACCGAAGCTAGCGTAAGCATGTATAATATGCGTAATAAGGAACTCTACTAATGTCATTTAAAATGACCGTGACAGATGCTATAACTGCTTCCTTCCTCTTGGCCAATGGTAAGGCAGTTCCCCCAGCCGTAGGGTCTACCAAGTACGTCAAACTCCAAGCCCTTTTGAATTACTACCAGAACGAGTGGGCTGACGAGGCTGACACTTATTGGTTAAGCCTGCGTAGCGTCTTCACCCTACCGTCTATTACAGCCACCGACACTTACGCAATTCCTGCTACTGTCGGGCGTGTTTCAGGCCAAGAGGGTGACTTTGTGCGTATCTATCACACCGATGGCATTAGTGAATCCGACTATACGTTAGTGCCAATCACTCGCCTATATGACTCTGACACCACAATTAACAACTACGGCAAGCCTCGTCTCAACGCTAACGGCACTTGCGCTCAGGTGGGTGATAACATCGTGTTCAGCCGAGCCTTTGTCGCCACCGATCCGCAGTTTGGTGGGACATTGAAGATTGCGGGCTATACCTTTCCAGCTACACTCGTTAACCCGACCGATGTGATTGCGGTTGATAAACCCCAATGGTTGTGCGCTCGTGTAGCTGCCGAGTTCATTAGGACAGATGTTACCCGTGTCCAACTATATGGTTCACTGATTGACCAAGCTAAGGAAGCTATGGATCAAATGAAGTCCAACAACTCCGCACAAGACGAGTCGGTTTACACGGGTAGCTTCAGGCCATTAGGAAGCACTTGGGACTGATATGTTAAGCTCACCCAAGCCCATCAAAACCCCGACAATTAAACGTATATCCTCGAAAAACTGGCTTAAAGGAGTGGTCACAGCCCTGGATGACGGCAGGACACCCATAGATGGTATTAGGGCTATGGGCAATTGCGTCCTTGACCAAGATGGTACTATACGACCAAGACCGTCACTTGTCAAGTATGGTACGCAACCAACAGGGCAAATTTTAGGTGAAGTCTATGAGTTCGAGAAAGCTAACGGTACAGCTAACCAATACTGGCTGTGTACGGTTCAACTTGTAGCTGGAGTTGCCAGTGTCTATGTTTCCCAAGATGGTGGGGCATGGACAATCTGTGCGGGTAAGACCTACGATACGGCGGCTCTATGCCATTTTGTGCAGATCGACGATAAAGTGCTGGTCTTAAACGGGACGGACGCCCTCAGCTATCTTGATACTCCCACCTTATCTGTTACCCCCTTTACAGCTCTAGCGGCTCAGGGGATTACCGCCGCTACTCCTACGGGTATGAGTGGAGCCACTACTAAGTATTGGTATCAGGTATCGGCTAACTCAACCGTCGGTGAAACGGCCGCTTCGGCTGCGGTCAATACAGGGGCTACCAGTTGTAAACTTCGGTCGTTGTGGACATCAGGAACGGATTATGTGACGGTGACATGGCCCGCTAACGCCTCAGCAACGGCCACTACTACATACAATGTGTACTTATCAGTTCAAGACCCCGCTTCGGGGGGTACGGCTATTCTCCTAGCTTCTGGGGTATCGGGGCTGACCTATAAGGACACAGGGACTATCCAGCCTGATGTATCGACTCCGGCTCCGTTGGGCGATACAACCGCTGGGCCAAAGTGTACCCGTGGCGCAGCTATCAACGGCCAAGTCTTTCTGGTGGGTGACGCTACCAATCCGCATTACATCCGCAACGGTGGTACGGGAGCCTCAGTGCTTGACTTCTCCCCCTTTAATGGTGGTGGTTGGACTGAGGTTGGCCGAGGGACTAAAGAGTTTCCAGTGCGCGTTATGGGCTATCGGGACGGTAAGGGCAACCCTCAGATCACTGTGTTGTGCCGAGGCTCAAATGGTACAGGCAAACGCTACCTAATGAACCCATCCAGTATCACGTCTGGCACGACAACGATTGCGTTCTTTGCTGTGACCGAGGACAACGGCCAAGACGGGACAGATTCACCCGATGGCGTGGTTCTCTATAAGGACTCCTTGTGGTATCCGTCACGGGACGGCTTCAAGACTACCGGAACCAAACCTCAGCTCCAGAACATCTTGAGTACCGATACCATCTCCGAAACCATCATCGGGGATGTCAAAAACCTCAACTCTAAGTACATGGTTAACGCTGTAGGACTCCCATATCAGGGATTTATCTATTGGGCGCTCGCAAATGGTAGTAATACTAACAACGAAATCTGGGTGCTTGACCTCAACCGTGGTGGCGCATGGATGAAACCGTGGAATATTGCGGCTTCTTGGATGGTGCTGTACAACTCGTCAGATGGCATGACCCATCACCTTGTTCTCTCACCAGCTAACGTCTTGTACGAGCTAAGTTACTCTCAAGCCTCCAATGATAATGGAACCTCATTTGCTACCAACATCACATCTGGCCTAATCAAGTTCTCCGAGGATACCCTAGAGTGGGTCAAGGTGATTGATATTAGCTTCGTACTCCTACGACCTAACGGAGCCATTAACTTCACTATTTCGGGTAAGACCGAGGACTCATCACTGGCGGCCGTGGGTACCGGTTCTTATACCGGCACGAGTACGATTGCTGGCTGGGGTGAGGCTGGCTGGGGTGGCTCACCCGATGCGGTCGCTCCCCTAACCCCGAAAATCTACGGTTGGAGTAACTTCTCGGCTATTCCCATATCGTTTGGGATTGCTCAACAACTGGTGACGATTGAGATTGACGACACCCTCAACTATTTGCAGTGGGAGCTAGATACCAATTCGATAGCGACCGATTACCAGCTTGCGGATTGTATCATTCGCTACGTTGATGTAGGTGTTCTAGACCTCTCATAAATGTTATAACTGTACTAACAAGGATAAGAATTAAATGTCAGCTTCAGCCACCGATTATTTTCAAAAAGCTAGTAACGGCACTCGCCCGTCACCAACTACTCTAACTGGCACTAAGGCCATTGGAGCATCCTCTATCTCCTGCGGAGCCTTAACAGGCTGGGCAACCTCAACTGGTGTAAGTTTCTGTATCTACACCACGGACACATCAGGCCTCAAGGTTGCAGGATCGCAAACTGATTGGGTAGGTGTAGTATCTGGCTCGACCATAACTAACCTGACCCTCAAAGCTGGTTCGGATAATGGCTACTCCATTGGGGCTATCGTCGAAGCCGCCCCAATAGCGGCATGGGCTGACAACATGGTTACGGGTATCACCGCTCACGCTAACCAAGACGGCTCACTCATCGCCTCGGCTGTTCAGACCGCCCTCGGCCAAGGTGCGGCGACTGGCGCAGGTTGGACAACTCTCGGTGTGACCCTCAACACCGTGACCGCTCTGGGCAACCGTTCGTACTCTGGAGTCATAAATGGCTCCGACCAAACGGGTATCCTTTCCCCCGGTATGCGCCTCCGTACCACCCGTACCGTAGCCGCCCCGACCCAATGTACCTCCCTAAATGGTACGACTCAGTATTACTCGAAGACCTCACCAGCAGGAATGACGTTTACTGATGACTTTGTAGTGAGTGCTTGGGTGAAATTAAGTAGTTATGCAGTCGCCCCAATCGCATCCCGTTATAACGGTACGAGTGGCTGGCTTTGCTACATAGATACTACTGGCCAAGTAATTTTAAACGGCTATAACGCTGGTTCTGGTAACTTGTCACAAATTAAGTCTTATCAGTCAGTACCCTTAAACAAATGGGTACACGTTACGGCACAACTAGATATGTCGTCTTTTACCGCCACCACCACTACCAGCTATGTAATGATTGATGGAGTAGCTGTTCCTAGCTTTGTGGCTCGTTCTGGCACTAACCCTACCACTTTAGTCCAAGCGGGCAATTTAGAGATTGGTTCCTATAACGGCGGTACATCACCGTTCCCAGGTAAAATCGCCCAAGTAGCTATCTACTCCGCCAAGGTCACTCAGGCCACAATCCTCGCCTCCATGCACCAGACCCTAACTGGCTCCGAAACCTCCCTAATCTCGGCTTATAGCTTCAACAACTCCATCACCGACCTCAACGCCAACGCCAACAACCTGACGGCTAACGGTTCAGCTGTGGCCACCGCTACCGACTCACCCTATGGTGGACAGGCTGACGGTACGATCTCAAGCACCATCGACTACGGGATTATCACCAAAACCGCATTCTCGACCAACACCACGCTGACCGTACAAGTCCCAGAAGGTTGTGCCATCCCGACCTCTGGTGGAGTGAGTGCTGTTAGTTATAGTACGCAGAAAGTCCCGTATGGCTGGCCTGCTCAAACTGGTAAATGGCGAGTAGAAACATTAGCGGGTACTTCAATAACAGTTGGGATTGCTGGTATAAATGTTTGGTATTCATCAGTTGGCCTTTTCGCCTTAAACGTACCTATCGGTAGCTGGCAACGAGGTTATCAAGGCAACTTCCGTCTGAATAGCACTGTTTCAGGAGTTCGTTCGGGTCACTTCACTGTCGCCGACACCGCTCCGACCAACGCAGTCCGTACTCAGGATATGACTTATTGGATGTATGGTGATGTGAATACGACTGACTTAGTACGCCAAATCAACAAGTCAACCGCCTATACAATAGCTGCCGCAACCGTAAACAGCGTCTATGGCGATATTACCAGTGCGTCTGGCACAGAAGTATATAAGCTCGATGGCGACCAAGGCCAGTGTAGCCTTTACGTCGATAACGCCTACGCCTAACTAACCCCCCAATGTGATACCATTACCCCATAAGGATAAGCACAATGCCTCTAAATCTACCTTCTGACATCGCATACGACCTAAGACAGCCCGTAATTGGTGACTCCTTCAATTGGAGCGGTATCGAGGCGGAACAGCATCATCAGTAATACGAGCTGTCTGCGCTCACCTCTAACCCCCTATAACGTATATACCCCAATCGTGCTACCTGAATGTAGTTAAGAGTACCGCTAGTGCTGCAACGGCACTCTACCTATACGGCTCAAGCCAGCCCACCATCATTAGAGCCGAATGCGCCTACATCTAATGAACACCTCCCCTACAGGACAGCATAAGCCTAAGCGTGTTGTAGTATACTGAAACCAATAAGGAACTAATATGGTACGAACTGATTTACCCGCCGACTGGAATACTATAGACATTCGTGGCCCGATCCCCGGTAACTCATTTAGTTGGGGGCCGGAGAACGAGGAGCCACTAGCTGCTAAAAAGCGGATTGTAATCCACGCCACGGCTGCTCAAGCTCCTAATGAAGATGGTTTTACGATGGGGGCTTACCATATTGGCCCACCCGACAACTGGCCGGGTATAGGTGTGATGTGGGTTGTAACTAAGGACGCATATGTTGGACACGCCTATGACGGCGGAGATTGTCCTGAGATAAGCTGGGTGGCTGGCACAACTCCCTCCGGCGCACACGTTCAATATGTGGGTGATGTCGCCACTATTCGGGCTGGCGTATACGACATGAACCCCGGCAGCCTCCACATTGAGATTTCTGGTTTATTCACTCCCGGCAACGGTGTACCGAGCGAGGCACAGCTCCGAGCCGTCCGTCACTTAATAGACAAGATTATTGAGAAAAACAACGTCTTCCCCTCGATCAATTTTTACAATCAAGTAACTTATCACAACGCTATTGCCACCCCAGGTAACGGGACGGAATGCCCCGGCTGGCAACACCCGCAATTCGCAGAATGGTTTGGCTACTTACAAGGTGGAGCTGAACCGAGCTGGTGGTCTGTAGCTCCCGTAGTTGACCCACCTGTACCCACTCCCGTAATTGATATAACCCCGCCCGTACCCGCAATCCCCGAATGGGAGTCTACCTACCGCCAAGACCCCTCTAAGCGAGCCATCACCCGTGAGGGAGCTTTTGGCATAGATGTCACCACTGGCACCGTAACTGTACCCACCATCGCTGTTGGTACTGAGATTGACGTAGCCGGATACTTTGAAACGGCGGGTGTTCTCTACGCTCGCACCGTTTACTCCGAGGCTAATAACAAATGGAACGGCCTCAATACAAGCTTCCTCGAACCCATTACAGGGCAGCCTAGCGGAGATGTCCCCGTAACCATAGTGGATACTCCCCCACCCTCCCCGCCTGACGCGGTACAAACCAACGTGAGCGACGCTGAACTTGCGGCCGCTACCGTTCCCCTAATCCCTAAAATGACGTTCGTTGAATGGATAAAAGAGGTCTTCGCTAAAGTTTTAGCGGGACTAATAAAGAAAGGCTCAAAATAATGTCGGTAGTATTAGCAGCAGTCGCAGCCGTTGCTGCCACCCCAACCCCTAGCCCGGAAGTAATAACTCACACGGTGTACGTCACTCCTGCTTGGGTGACACAGCTCGGTATAATTTTGCAGCAATCAGCCGCTCTTGGCCTGTTAGTAGTCCCGGCTGCTATTGCCTCGTTCGCTCATAACTTTGTGAACCCAAAGTTAGGTAAATACGGTAATGCCGCTCTGCTCTATGGGTACTCAATAGTCCTTGGCCTACTAGGACTCGTAGCCACTAATGCACTCAGCCTAACTACTGTAGACTTCCGTAGTCCTGAGCAAGTTGGTACGGCCATTCTAGCCGTCATAGGAGCCGCTACAGTGGTTTATAACCGCTATAAGGCCACTCACCCCGATGTAGCAGTAGTAGACGTTTCAGCGGTAGCTACGCAGCTCTAGACTTGTTTATAGTCTCTTAGTACCTTGGTTGCTTGCTCTACTGTAGAGTAAATGCCAAGGTACTTTGTTTTATAAACAGCTCTATACCCCCCATCAGGGTCAATACTAACCCCCTCTACTCCTGTTTTATTTGTGGACTTCATTCTCCGATTTTGCGCTTGAGTTAATCGAGTAGCCCAAATGCAGTTAGAGGGTTCATAGTTACCATTATTATTGACTCGTTCAACCGTGTACCTTTCTGGGCGTGGCCCCATATCCTCGCAGAAATTAATAAACCCGTCTTGGCCAAGCCAGCGCTCTCCAACATTTATCCCCCTCCCCCCATAATCTTTATAGGCAGGGTCTTTGGGGTTTTTACAGCGGCCCTTTATTTTGAACCAAGTATTATAAAGTGGGTGGTTTCTTATCCCCCTCATGGGTCGCAATGGCTTGTTTGCCATAACATCGCCATACTTTTTTAGTCTCCAGACATGACTACTGCAAAAATCTACAGAGCAACGTGGTCTAACACAGCTTTCGACTTTACAGGGCTTTCGCATAGTTCCTCTATTATAACATGAACACGGGGATTTTGCTTATCGATAGCCTTAAAGAGATGTTGCTCGACAATATTCCGATCATTGGTATACACGTTTGCCGCCTGTAAAACATCCATCAACAGGGAGGGATCAAGGTCACTCCTAGCACTCTGATACCAGATCGTAGCCGTCATGCGAATAGGGCCAGTCATACCGATACGGTGATCTTGGGGGATTTGCATGAGCGCCATATCCCACCACTCACGGGCTTTGTCGCTCTTAATAAACCGAGGTTTACCGCCGAACGTCACTAACTTGCGAGAGTTAGCTTTGCTCTGGAGGTTGCCAAATATCTCTAAGCTAAGTCGAGTGCAGACTATCCACTTCTGAGGGGACGCCGAGTTTACAACTGGTACAGCCGACACTTCGACCTCCATGACTAGCTAAATAGTGAATTATACGGGGGGACTGTTTCAACTCGTCCATTAGCGTATGTACAAATGGTTTGACTAATGCCTCCCCGATAGTAGCTGCAACAACGGCTTTAAACAGGTAGCCAAGGCCAAATGCGACAAGTTCATTCATGCACCCATTATGCTGAACCGCTTGAGCTTTGTCTATTTAGCTTTAAGCTTACCGCCGAACATACCAAACATTCGGTACTTAGACGGAGGAGCTTCTACGGGCTTGGGTTTGGATACTGTGCGCCGTGAGGCTGTGCCGCCCTTGATACCAGCTACCGTTGCCCGTTCAAGTCCGGTCAGTCCGTCTGGCCCGACCAGTGAAGATGCAAATCCGCCTGATCGGCTAATTTTTCCTCCAATTTTTCCGACCCTACGGTATACATCTTCTCCATAACGTTGTTTCATAATAGCGGCTGTTTTTAATCCACCGGCACGAGTACCTGACATGCTAAATCTCCTTACCTATTAAAACACTGGCATTACGGCCCGATCTGGTCTTACGCTTCTCACCCGACCTCATCAACTCACCTTTGGCTAGGGCTTCTGTGAGCCTCGCACTCGCCGTTTGGTGGCTGAGTTCAAGGTCACGCTCTACCTCGTCTGAGGTGGCTCCAAATAAGCCGAGGGGGATTGTTTCGAGGGCTTAGGTATCACCTCGACCAAGCAATCCCGATTTGCACCATGACCACAATACAGGCCAAGGCTAGGGCAATCATCAGCGCCCAATAGATAGAGAGGTGGCCTCTCACAGCTCCCGCCTAACTGTGGAACAATCCTTGCAGCGCAGGAACCGCCAGCGTTGGCCATCTACATTGTGGAAGCCAATAAACGCCTCCCATAAATGTTTGCAGTTCATTTCCCTACCTCCTGCAATTTCAAATATCGGCTATACCACGCACTAACGGTCGAACGGCTTTTAATAAAAGTGTCCTGAGCCTCCCGTAGTTTCAGCTCATACGGTAACTCGGCATCAAATATCTGCTTCAACACCTTGTACCCCCCTCGGTCGGGGTAAAACGTGTCAATTAGTTCGGGGAGGGTACGTTCAGACATTACTTCGCCTCCAATGAAGCTATCAGCTTGGTAGCGTCGGCTTCGGTGGTCGGGGCGGGTTTGTCGATGATGAAGTCACAGTACTTGGTAGCCTCAATGCCGAGTATTTTGTGGTCGGCAAAGGCTAGTTTCACCCGTTGCATACTGTCAGCGCTGATTGGCTCATCTTTGACGTCACGGCTCGGCTCTTCGGGGGACTTGTCGTAACTAATCCCCTTGGTGGGCTTCTCGGCCACTTGGCTCTCTAGCTCACCTTTGGCCCATAGATCAAGAGCCACACCAAACCGCATAGCGCCATTGCGTAGAGCATCACCGATAAGTTCTTTTTCAATCTCAAACTTACTAATTGAACAAGTCCCTACACAGAGCTTAGAGGCTCCGAGGATCGTCAACTTGGCCCACATCACGGCGTTGTCCTTGCGAGTGCTGATAACGGGTGTGCCATCTTCGTTGAAGCTCAACGGCTCTAGGTTCCAGTTCTCCGGCCCGACAGCTTCGTTTAGGCGGTCGGTAATATTCGCATGTCCAACGTAGTCAAGTGTCACTCCACCTTTGGGTATGTGGCTGATCGCCTCTTTGGAGAACGGCTTGCGGAGTTCTGCCCAAGGGTCTTTTTTAGTTATTTCACTCATTATCTAAACTCTCCGTAAAATCAATTTGGTCAAACTCTGGTCGGGTCGGGATACCTAACATTCTTAGGGTGTTGGCCCCTTGGCGCTGGAAGTCGGCTTTAATCTTCATCTCACCATTGGTCAGGGGCCGGGAATTGGGCCGCTCCATCATGGCGTAAATCTTGTCGATTTCGGTCTGGATCAGCGCCATACGTTGTTCTTTGGTGTACATTAAAATCTTAACCTTTCGCCACGCATGTCGTTATTTAGTTCCCATGCTTTATCATCTAAGAGGTCTTGCTCGGTTGGGGCTTGCTTATTGGCTATCCGCATAGTCTCTTCAATAGTGGCTTCAATTCTAGCCTTAGCGTCTAAGCTCTGGGGGCAACCATGCCACCCCTCTACTCCGTCACGCTCATGGCCGCAGTAGACACAGATTTGGTCGTTGTTAGTCATTAGCGTTCTCCCCGAAGATTATAAAGTCTTCCATATCCCACCGGGCGATCATAGCGTTCTGGATTGCATCAGCCATATGCTCGTAAGAGATGTACGGATCATCGTTATCATCGTAAACCATCTTAGCTTCGGGCAGGACTTGTTCACATCCGCAACTGCAAAATACAAGGTCGGTCTTAGTGGTTGTTGGCACGATATGGCCCTTTCTTTAATTCGGTTAAACGAACGTTGAACTGAGCGCGGCATTCGCATATACAGTAGCTTTGAAAGTAGCGATCACCATTTACTTTTACAATTTTGTCTTTTTTCGAGCCGTGATGAACATGGGCGGTAGCAGTTTCCATACTAGATCTTCACCTTGCCTAGTTGATAGTGATTGATAACGGGGACGATGCGCTTGTTATATGTACGCTTAGGCTTGTCTAGGGGCGCTGTAACGGCTTCTATGACTGTAGAGCGAGCAGTGCTGGCTAAGACAGTCTTAACGCCGTAGATGGCTCCTGTGGAGACGAGAGCGATAGGTAATAGGAGCTGCCACAGAACTATGAGCGTCAGTATTAAAACTGAGCCGCCTATGATCATTCCCATTGTGTTGTCAGTGGACTCTATATGCTGGTACTTATTCCGCGTATAGCTTTGGACTACTGTTTGTTCCATGTGGTTTTGTGTTTGATGCACCCTTTCGTGGTTACAAATGAAGCATACTCCTACTAAGTCCAATTGTCAACCGTACTTTAGGACTAAAGTTGTCCACCGGCGTGGGGACGAGGGGGGGATATCTTGTGGTTATGACGCTGGGGTATAGCCTCTCGCTGTTTGATATAGCACTTAAAGCACTGCATCTCGGCATTGAGGAGCGTTCGTATCTCTTTATTGCAATATTTACATAACATGGTGTGGTTCTTTCAGTTAAGCAAAAGGGTCTACTTTGATTTATTCCTATAACTGCCTCCCTATAAGTAGTGGTCAGTGTTAGTCCCCCCTGCTAAACGAGCAGGTCGTGGGTAGGAATGTAAATCAATCTAGTAAGTATTCAATCTATGTATATCAGCGTAAGCCCACAGGGAGGCTTCTATACCCAAGGAAAAATGTCAGAGCCTGTAGTAACAGGTGCTTACCATCGCAAAAGCCTCGGTAGATTGTATTGTCCAAAAGAGTAGGTGGATCGCCGCAGGGGATAAAAAAAGCCCCCGATTAAATGGAGGCTTTTCTAACAAGATGTCATTAAGTTTAACTTAACACAGCTATTGGATATTAGCAACCATAAAATATTCTTTTAGCGTCACTAGACAATGACATCTTGTGACTAATATCAGTGTAATCCACAAAGCTAACCCGTGTAAACCCCTAAAGCTTTAGTGAGTTTGCCAGTTACATGACTAGATGTTGTGGTAAAATGTAGCCAGCGTCGTGGATCGCCGCTATCACCTCACAACAAGGGTAAGGATACAGGCATAGCTTTAGAGAGTTATCTATGAGGCTGTTGCAAAGTACAGCGCCCCCTTACACGTTGCAATTTAGAAACCCCGCCTCCTATTTTGAGAGACGGGGTTTTCTGATAGAACCTTACCTGCACTAGAACTCCGATCTAATCATAACAAAAAGCTCCGCCGTGAGGGTGGCTGGAGCTTAATGTGGAGTTCGTGCGGTAAGGCACGTTTTGTTTGGGGATTTTTGTTTTCGGGGTTAGTCCCCTTTAGACCAGTAGCGGTCTGTATTAAATATGCACTTAATACTTGAGCTTGCCTAGTGCTTTATTCCTAAACGTACAAAACCCCGCCGAGGTGTGACGAGGCTGTGTACATAAGTAAGATTACAAACGCTAAGTTTGCTCCCTCACTTTAGCATAAAATTAGCGCCCCTGCTTGGGAGGCGCTAAAGCTACTGGTTGGCTACGCTTATCAAAGCGGAACTGGCCCAATGGTATCAAAAACAAAACGCCCAGTAAAGGGCGAAATGTCTAAAGGCTATTTTGCTACATTGTCGGTCGGGACTTTAACCACCTTACCCCGCCCGTGGTGGAACTATAGAGAGCCTAGCCTAGTGTTGCCACTAACTTGGGTCATATAGGAAGTGTAGAGAGCTTGTGCGGGGGTAGCCGTCCCGTCTTGCTTTGATGTGTTGTAACCTTGCGTGGCCCCGCTAAGAAGACCGATACTCCACTAACTCTACATAGACAGAATAACATATAAGTGCTTAGGCTTAGTTATGGACATCCTTGACGAACAACTAGCCGATTGGATAGTGGCGACTAACGTGCAACGAGCATCCCGGCAACAACCTTATAAATGGCCGGGTCGTATTGATGGTCTTTATCACACCCCCATTTGTAGGGCTGGTATTTTATCTCCAAACGGCCGATCCACAACCAGTCCACTTTATCCCCTACAGGAGTTAGACCTTTCCCGCCAAAGCACTCATAGGTTGGTTTAGACCACGACACATATCCATTACCGAGCGCCCACCCGAACCCCACGAACAACAGCAGCAGGACGATGATAACCCGCCCGCTAACGAGTCCCAACTGGAACCTCCACCGCCGGAGTAACGGCTTCCCAATCTTCGAAGCCGATGTGTTTGGCGTAGCGTTTGCGGATAACGTCACAATACTTCTCGTCAAGCTCCATCATGTAACAGATACGGCCTAGCTTCTCTGTAGCTATGAGGGTTGAGCCAGAGCCTCCGAATAGGTCAAGAACTTTAGCACCCTGCTTTGAGCTATTCTTAATCGCCTTGGCTGGAATTGCTACGGGCTTTTGTGTAGGGTGCTGATAGTTTACCGAAGCGTCCTTTTTTTCTTCCCATACGTTGCTCTGGTCGGTGGCTTTCATCATCCCATCAAAAAGGATGAACTCATGCTGTGGGCGATAACCTGCACCCAATCCAAAGTTATTCTTGACCCAGACAATGCAAGATTTGATATTTGGCATAGAGTTCTTAACTGCTTCGTAACCACGCCAATCAATGCAGAAATATTTATCACCAATTGTAACCGCATACACGCAAGCCATAACGTCAGCCATGAACTTATCAAAGTCCTTGCTACTCATAGCATCGTTTTCTATGATGCCCCACTCCTTAGCGGTGCGCCCCTGTTGGATACCTGTGTTATACGGCGGGTCGGTAAACACCATATCAGCCTTAGCCCCATCCATGAGCTGCTCCACCGCTTCCAAACTGGTCGAATCCCCACACATCAGCCTATGCGCTCCAAGCTGGTACACCTGCCCCAGAACCGATACTGGGGGATTAACCTCATCGACTTCCGGCGCTTCATCGTCAGCCTCGTCTTCGTCTACTTGGTCGTCTAGGAACTTGTCTAGGTCGAGGGCATCGAAGTTTATATCCAGCTCACCTAAGTCTAGCTCGTACAGCGCCGCCAATCCGTCTAATCCCTCCATCGTGGTCTTGCCGTACTGACTGGTGATTTCCAAGAGCTGCTCCACCGCCTCTTTTTTGGTTTTGGCCTCAGTCACAAAGTAGGGAACCTCGTAGGAACCGTTGTCGTTTAGATCGTTCTTAATTAGCACTCGCTGGCGTTGATGCCCGTCTACCAAATAGAACTCGTCACCTTTATGCCAGAGGTTGAGCGGTTGTCTAAATCCTCGTTTGTTAAGTATCCGCACGAGCTTATCGTGTTGAGCCGAGTGGAGGTCTTTGAGGTTCTCCTGCAAGGGTTTGACGAGCCGGTAGTCGATCAGGGGAAGCTTGTTAGGGTTGTGGATCTTCATTTGCATAGCGTAAGTATAACACCCTCAGAAACATAGCCATACAACACGGGGGAGGAGAGTGTCAATACCATATCGAGCGAGTCCTCGAAAAGGGCGGGTTTTGACAATTCCCCCTCAAATCAGCACTCCCCTCCTCCGCTAGAGGTGTCGCTCCCCATTTGAACCCCACTTTTAGGCCGTTTTGGGGGTACTTATAGGCATAGCGGGGGACTACCCATTACGCGCGTGAACTACTAATGTCTACGCTTCCTCAGCGACATTTGGAGTGCAATAAAAATGACGAACATAATTGCTCGGAGCCAGAGTTTGTAGTGTTTGTTCTGGTAGTTACGCATACCCCCAGCATAACAAAGTAGCCGCCCCGGTTTGTGGTGGAGGCGGCTGAGATTCACGGCGCAATGGTGCGGAGTGAGAGATGCTGTACGACTAGAGGTCGCAGGGTGAAGATGGCACCCTATATGTTTTACGATCCAGGCAGGTACCACGCCAAACTAACCAGCGTATAATTAAAGCATAACACTTAGGCTTAAGGGGTCAACAATGGCTGGCGCTCGCTACGAAATCCAACGGCTCAAACGCATACTCTGGCCGGAGCGCTACGACCACGCAGCTTGGATGCTAATTAAAATCTGTGGCCCTTACTGGTTGCTCCTGACTGGCTGGAAACGCGAATATAGAATGCTCGGTGAGCATGGTTGGCTAGTGATCGACCTAGCGCACCCCCGGCTGAAACTTGCATTAGAAGCTGACGGGGAACGCTGGCATGAAGACGTGGTCAGGGAGTGGAACCGTGATCAGCTCCTCCATGCTAAGGGCTGGGAAGTGAAACATTTTAGATATCCGAAGTTACGGGACGAACCCCGCAAGGTGCGGCGGGAAGTCCGGCGGTGGTTTTGGAACGCTCTAATACTCAACTATCGGCGTTAGTAGGCTACTTCGCACATTGTGGTAGTTTTGTGGTTGACACCCAACACAGGAGGCGTATTATTAAATGTATAAGCAAGGTAGATTATGAAACTAGATAGTACTAATAAGACCGAAGACCTGCACGTTCGAGTGCCGGAGGGTTGGAAGAAAAAGCTGGACGGTATTGGTGCGCCGATTGAACGTGACCGGGCTTACCTTACCCGCCAAGCTTTAGTCGAGAAATACCCAGAATTACGAGAGGTAAAGAAATAATGGGACTCTTTCACATAAATACATTGAGTGATGAGTCTACCAATGAGTTACAAGCGAGGCTTAGGGGTCTTTGCGCCGTTGCAATAGCTAACGGGTACTTCGTGGGGAACCAAGCTAAGGAATACCAAGAATTGATTACCGAACTAGCTCGTAGGAAAGTTACACCAGAAGCTACCCTTGTACCAAGAGAGGTGAAGAAATGAAAGAAGTAATTTCAAATCGTGAAGCAAGCGAACTAATGGGGGTAGCACACTTCAACCCAGTCAAAGATACATTAGACGCACTTGATAGGCACTATGCCAAACAACTTGCTCAACTGGACACCATGCACCAAGAGCAACGAGCTAAGGTGATGGAGGACTACCGTCTAAGGGGCATAGATGTTAATGGGGAGTTTATACAATGACCACTATGGAACGCCACATCAACGATCTCCAGGCCGAAGTCCGGCGCTTGCGGGAACTCCTAGAGATCGCCAACCACACTATTGATAACCTCGAAGCTACTATTCTGGCACAGTTAGAACTACGAGCAACCTTACGCAAGATGGACGATGAGAGTGAGCGCATGATACAAGCCCCCAAGAAATACCTCAGTGAGAAATACTCCAAGGTGCGATCGTGACCCAGCCAACCCCAGAGGCGGAGCTAGAGCAGCGGCTTGATGAACTGTTAGCTGACTATTACGACCGAATGGAAAACTTTGAGGCCTCAGTGGAGGGTAGCCCATCAGAGCACGATATGGAGCGGCTTGAAAGTGAAGTCTATGCACCATCCAGAGCCGATATCCAAGCTCTCACCGCTACCGCCGTTAGGGAAGCTCAAATAGCCCTACTTGACCGCTTAACCGCCGAATATGATGCTGATGCGACTGACGCGGCCGCCCTAGATAACACAGAGGGGGAGGTATGAGGACGGAAGCCGTTGGCGAACGCCGATCCCTCAGCTCATTACGCCGCACCCGCTCCAAGCTCATGGCGATGAGAGCACAAAGAAAGCGCGAAATGCACGCCGCCGAAGCCGAGATGATTGATGCTGAGAAGCGACTTAAACAACTAGAAGCCGAAATACTGGAGCTGGAGCATACCGGCCAAGAAACCATCGTGTCAGACCACGCCATTGTGCGGTACTACCAACGCATTAAAGGGGTCGATACTTCGGAGGCGGAGCAAGCCATTCTGGAGCTTCCACCTAACCAAGTTACGCAGATCGGCCGCATTATCGTTACGGTGCTCCCCGCCCCCAAGCCATTTAACACCGGAGAGGAGAAGTAGATGAAATACCGCAAGAAGCCCGTAGTTGTTGAGGCATACCAATGGTTCAAAGTTTCCGATTATGTTGAGGGTGTTGACCGTGATGTAGATTACTTCCGGCACCCTGATATTGCCGGAGACACGTTATGTAGCAAGTGTGCTAACCCCATGAATGACCACGGCTGGATAGACACGCTGGAGGACGGCCATAACGTCTGCCCTGGTGATTGGATAATTACTGGTATTCAAGGGGAACACTACCCCTGTAAGCCAGACATCTTTGAGGCCACTTATGAGCCAGCCTAAATCAACCAACCCCACTAATAAATCTAAGGAGAATAACATGACCAAACTAGAACAACTACAATCCGCAATCGACCTACTCAAAGGCCAAGACATCGACAAAGTAAAAGAGGCTCTCACTCTCATCGGTGAGCCGGTTACCCAAGCCCCGAGTACTACTACTGACTTTTTGGAGATTGGCAAAGCCTATTTTATCCGCACTGTCACGCTGTATCAGGTCGGCCGAGTAGTCGCCGTCTCAGGCCAATTCGTGAAGCTAGAAGATGCCTCATGGATTGCCGATACGGGTAGATTCAGTGCTGCCCTTAAATCGGGTGAGTTCAGTGAGATTGAGCCAGTCGGCACGAGTTATATCAACCTCGGTTCGATTATTGACGCCTTCCCATTTGACCACAAACTCCCTACGGCTACAAAATAATGAACGCCGGACTATTAAGAGCAGGGTTTGATAATAGCGGGAGCGGGAGCAGGAGCGGGAGCTGGAGCAGGAGCTGGAGCAGGAGCAGGAGCTGGAGCAGGAGCAGGAGCAGGAGCGGGAGCGGGAGCGGGAGCAGGAGCAGGAGCTGGAGCGGGAGCAGGAGCTTATGAACCCCACTAATCCAGAACGAGTGTGTCCTGAGTGCGCCCAGATAGTAAAATATGGTGGTTGGCAGAAGCGGTGGCCAGACAGGCACACTACCATCACTCCTGGCAACCCGGATTGCCCCACCTGCCACGGAAAGGGTGTTATCCCAGAGCCAACAACCAGACAGGCTAACGGTGAACCTATCCCAAGCGGTTCGGCAGAAACCAATGCAGCAGATGCCATTGTGTATTCAGCCCCAGATGTAAACAAAACCCCCGATATTATTGACATTACTAAGTCAGATGTAAACAAACCCGCAGAAACCTCCGTCAGCAATTGTACTTGTGGCCACGGTTTTAAACGGCACTCAATTGCCCCTGACCATTTCTGCCTCAAATTGTACTGTGCCTGCCCGGCGTGGGAGCTGGAGGCCGCTGACTATGTCGCCTCAATGGAAACTATGTCGCATTCTATGTCAACTCCCGCCGAGAGAATCGTCACCGATATTGAGCCGGGCGACCACATCGGCTATTGCCGGAATTGTCAGAGTATGACCAAGACTATCAAGGATAAGTGTGGCAAATGTGGAGCGGCCAAAACCTATACAAAACCTGAAATATCTATACATGAAACACCTGAATCTATACAACCACCAGAGGCCAGCGAGGGGAAGCAGATACATACTGTCGATGAGGCCATGGCGGCACTACGAGCGGGCAAAACCCTTTACTGGGAAGCCACCCCCTCAGTACTACCGACCGACTTCGAAAGTCCGGTTTCTAAAACTTCGAAGATTGCCCAACCCCAGCCCCAGGAGAGCGAGCGCATGACCGCCGACAACCTGCTTGTATGGCTAAGTGCTCACGGCCTCAAGGGAGTAGTGAGCCATACAGTAGCCGATGAGATACAGCGCTGGCACGTTGATTGCATGAAGTCCGACCTAGCCGCTGAATATACCAGAGGGGCGAGGGAAGAGCTGGAAGCGCTATTAACTATTCCCGCAGGAACTAATAATAGCGAGCGGTGGTTGTGGGGAGAGGGTGAAACCCGCCTACACCAACTAACTAAGGAGCCGAAATGAAAGAACTAACCACCCACGAAGAACGTGCCAAATATGCCCCAGACGCTCGGTGGTACAAATATCCTCTATGCGTAATCCAAGGTCACGACCGCCGCACCAACGATAAGGGCTGGCATGAGATTTACTGCCGCACCTGCGGCCAATCGCTCCATCACATGACGATTAAAGGATTGTATAGGCGGTTCATGTATCGGGTGTCCCGTGGCTTCTTGTGGCTTGCCAACTGGGCATACGGCAATGATGGCCCTAGCATATCACCGCACTATCGAGGTGTGGATAGCAAGACCCTGATGAACTTGGGCACGGAGCATTCCTGCGATGCTTATAGCTATGAACACATTAAAAGCCTCATTGAGCAAGATGGCCCCGATGGGTTTGGAGCTACAGCCCCCCTTTCATGGCTCATTAGCGAGGAGGGCTGGCAGAGAGTCGGGCTAGAAGACATTGACATGATAAATGAGTCACTTGAACAAGAAGCCAATAAGCAGGAGCGCGAGAAAACCATGAAGATTATGCGCGGGGAACTACCCCATGAGTAACCCCACCCCTACAGATAAGCCGAAGCAAGAGGAAACGGGGAAGTGGCGAGAAGTCCTAGGCAAAGATAAGCCCGGCGGGCGCGTTGAAGACCAACTGACGCACCGCACTGCGCCGTCACCGAAGCAAGACGTTTGCCGCTGTTCAGTCTGTCTTCAGAACTACCCGTTCCGAGAGGCATTATCGAACGGCGACAGCCCTGAATTAGCAGACGGAATCGCTGCCCAACCTACCCCCAAGCCAGCCGAGGGGGAGCTAGAAGCCATGACCGGCGTTATTGATACTGGTAGGCGGAAGGTGGCTGGTCCCTTAGCCTCTCAAAGTAAGATAGCCATTGAGGACTATATTCAGAGAGAGGTCAAGCTGAGGATTGACCAAATAATCGGTTGGGCCAAATCAGGCAAGTCCGCCAATTCCTACTCAATGGATATTGAAAATGTGGACCGCATGAGTCTTGACATTATGGGAGCTATTGCCAGACTCTACGATGCCCGCTTCGAGGCGGTAATGAAGGAAGCAGAAGCGGCGGAAGTTGACCCTCGCAAGGTTTGGTATGGGAGTAAAGAATGAAGCTCATAGAAGTATTTTGGACTGACACCACCAATGTGGCCGGAGGTTGGCATGACGAGGATGAGTTAAAAGACTTCGCCACTAACATGAAATGGGAATGCTCCAATATCGGTTGGCTGGTGCATGAGGATGATGATTGCGTGGTGCTGGCAGGACGAAAAACCGTAGACGGTAAACACACCGGCTTAATCGAGCGCATACCAAAGCAGATGATAACCCGGCGGCAGGAGTATGGGAGTAAAGACAAATGATTGCTACAGGCGGTGGCCACGGTATTGTTATTTATACTCGCTACTGGCGAGTTTTGAAGCGAAAGCTTCGAGATAGGCCCCCCGTAAGGGATGCCACCACCTGTTATTCGCATTATACCATCATAAGGAGTACAAATGAACCTCGATAAGATACTAGAAGACTTACTCGGTTACTGGCCTGAAATGGATAAAACCCAAAATGATGACACCGTTAAACTGGCCCAAGCCAAAGCCGCCATCATCCAGTGGGCGGCATTAGAATATAAGAATAACAATCAAGGAGATACTATTATGGAAAATCAAGAATTAACTTTCGGTGGCAAAGCAGTAGGTTTGAGCTTTAACCCGTCAGGCAATGCCGAGGTCAATGCGCTCAAGGTATCGGCCGCTAATTTTATTGATGAGATTTGCGGGCCGAGTGGCGAGAAGTTGGATTTTAAGGCCGACGCCGAGGCAGCAGCTATGCGTAAACTAGCTCAACGTGCTGCCCAAGAAGCTCAGATGTGGGCGGTAAAGGCTGCCACATGGCAAAGCTAGGACTGCTCCCAGATAAAGCTACCCTGCCAGAGATAAATGCATATTTTGATAAGCAGTATCTTCGGTATGGGGGCTTTTGTGGAGAGTGCGGGGAGGGAGTTAAGCCAATGTTAAATGATGATGTTGATACGTTTGGGCTATGTGAGTTCAACGGCTCCCATCCCGATTGCGGGGATCACAATATGAAGTTTGTAGAAAAGACCCCTGAGACATTCGGTGGCTATGAGATATACAAATGTAAGAATTGTGAACATCAGGAGGCTTTATGAACCGCTTAAAAGCTACTCAACGGCTGCGCTTGGGGGGAGAATGAAGTTTACAGTAGATATCTGGAAAGGAGCTTAGAGTGAACCATACGATGTGTCACGGAGATGAGGTAGAATAAGAAGCACATGGATCAAAACCCCTATATTATGTGTCAGGAGCTATATAAACTCTTAACTGACTCCAACGGCGAGTTAACCACTAATCAGGTTAGCTACATGACGGGAGTGCTCAAAACAATCCTAGTGCTTTATAAGGAGGTCGATCAACGCCCGGCTGAGATCGTCAAGAAACCATTTAAGATAACCGATATATTTAACGGAGATAATTAGTATGATTGCGAAATTAGTACAAGCTGTAGTAGTGGCCGTGTTTGTGACCTTAATCTGTGTCCTCATAGGCTCGATCCTCGCAGCGCTGAGCGTGAGTATTGCCGTGACCATTGGGGACTTCCTCAAGGGGTACAGTGCAGTGTTGGGAGTGTTAGCCGGGCTTTGGTTCTATTTTAGTGGCAGTACATTCAACTGGCCTAACCGTGGCTAAGAAACCCCGTCCAGCTATCCCCCCTAAGCAGATCGTGAAAGATGTTAAGACCCCCTCACCAGCAGATATTCAAGAGAAGTATTATGGCAAGCCGGAGCTAGACCCTCGGAAGCTATAACTAAAAGCCCCCTTGCGGGAGCAGTTTAGTGGGTGAGGGGATTAGTCCTCGTCGTTGTCGGGGTAGACCGCTTCGATGTTGAGCGAGCTGTAGGATATGCCCTCGCGGGTGATCTCGTCTATGAGGCGGTCACGGTCAGCTACGTTATCGGCTGTGGCGTAGCCTTGAGAGCCGTCTAGTTCGATGTATTTGATGATGTAGGTCATTTGATTGAGCCTTGCTTATGAATCCAATATACTACACACTACACACGTTGTCAACACTTTTATTTCACTATTGCATACACAGGCTACATACGGTACACTACACACATGAACCAGCGTAAAAACATTTGGATAGCTAAAGGCAATATAGAACGCTTCGAACAGGAGCCTAACAAGAGTGGGTTAGTTAATATTCTACTTGACCGCCACTATGATCCTCATAAATATCTACGGCAACTTTCCTCCTCCCCCAAACCCTTAGAAGTTAGTCGAAGCAATACTGAGCCACAAGAGCCTCGCAGGGCAGAGGTGGACGCTGCCAAAGGGAAAATCTCATATCACCCCAACATGGCACTACCGACCACGCTAGAAGAAGCCAACGATCCAAACTCTCCAGGCTATTCAGCTAATATCAAGCCTGACCGCAAGGATTATGGAGCATTACAGAAGCCAGGGAAGGGTAAAGCTAAATGAGCAAGAAGAAGAAACAAGACATCCCTCGTTTTGCTTTGACCTTAGTAGATACTGAAACCATGCTAGGTGACAGATATTTAACGGTGAGTATTGGTGCAGATAAGCTGATGGACTTTGTTAAGAGTATCCCAGAAGCTAAACGAGTAAACCCCGGCGAGACAGAGTTTAACGCCATGCTGTATTTCTTTCAGGAGCAGGTAGACAAATCTGATGCTGAGAGGATCGAGGGTGAGGCGACTACGAAGTATAAGGTGGATAAGAATGTCTAACGAGCAGATTCTAACCAAAGCAATCGAGCAAGCGATTGCTAACGGGTGGCTACCTCACGCCATGACTACAGGCGACCCGTGGGAAGTGCAAGGCATGATTACTCTGAATTTGGTATCTAACGGCCACATAATAGCCGACCATATGCACCTCCTTTATTCCCATAGCTTCGCTAAAGCGCTGTGGGGAGATAAGCCACTACCAAGAATAACGGTCGTACTCCCGGCGCTCCCTGATGGTGCAATCGTCTCCGTTAAAGCATGGCAGTTACACCTACAGCAAATGGTGATAGCTGACGATCCAATTGCGTACCTCGGAGATAACCTGTGAGAAAAGGGGATCGGATAATTGCCATCGACTTCGATCATACTCTGTGTGACACAGCTCACCCCGTAGAGGGCAAGAAGATGGGCGCACCTATGCCCGGAGCCTTAGAGGTAGTTGAAGAGCTACAGGATAGGGGATACGGCGTAATAGTTTTCACAATAAACAATGTACAGGTAGTTGGGGAGTGGTTAGATTATTATAATTTCGATTGTCAGGTGACGAGCATCAAGCCAGCCGCCGAGGTGTATGTAGATGATAAGGCATTGAGATTCACAGGCAACTGGCAACAGACCCTCAAGGAGCTGGAAGTACTGACTGGATGGGTAGAGGTTGACTAAGCATTAGGATAACGGCATAGTATTATCAACATGGAAACTAGAGACCAAGTTAAGAAGCAAGTCCCTAATCCAACAGGCAAAGGTGGCTTCCAAGACAGGCCAGAAGACCGCAACAAAGGCACTTGGGATTCTAAGAACTCTATCAGTTTTCAGTACAATAGAATGCTCAATATGTCAGAGGCAGACTTCGAGGAGCTAGTTAAGCAACCTAAGACTGATCGAACTATGGCACAACGTCTAGCGTTCAATCGCATTAAGGCAGCAGATAAATCATTACCGGACATGAAAGAGATTACGGATAGAGTAGAGGGCAAGCCCCAAGTGTTTGTCGATGCTACCACTAATGGCAAAGACCTACCCTCGCCTATCATTTCGTTGAATACTGATGTTCAGTGAGACAACTGCCACTAACAAGATCAAGCGGCTCAACAAACGTATCCGACTAGTCGCCGGTGGTACGAGTGCCTCTAAGACCATCTCAATCCTGCTGTACCTGATTGCTAAGGCTCAGAGCGATACAACCCCTACGCTAACCTCTATCGTGAGTGAGAGCTTTCCGCACTTAAAACGTGGAGCAATGCGTGACTTCCTCAACATCATGCAGAGCCACAACTATTACAAAGAGGATTTGTGGAACCGTACCGATTGCATTTATACCTTTGAGACTGGTTCACGCATTGAGTTCTTTTCCGCCGATGCACCATCTAAGGTTCGAGGCCCACGGCGTGAGCGATTGTTCGTTAACGAGGCCAACAACGTAGCTAAGGAATCATGGGATCAGCTCTTGCTGCGTACTAAGGAGTTTGCACTGGCTGATTGGAACCCCACATCGGATTTTTACCTCTATGACGACTATGGCCTGAGTGATGATGGTATCCCCGGTACAACCGACACTTATGCCCAGTTTCTTATCCTAACCTACTTGGACAACCAAGCGCTTGATCCTAGTATCGTGCAGGAGATTGAGAAGCGCCGACCTAATAAGGGTTGGTGGAAAGTCTATGGTGAGGGCAAACGGGGCGAGGTTGAGGGTAAAATCTACAAGGACTGGCAGATTATCCCCGAAGTCCCTCATGAAGCTAGATTAGAACGCTATGGGCTAGACTTTGGCTATTCCAACGACCCTACGGCTATCGTGGCGCTGTATTCCTATAATGGTGGCTACATCATTGACGAGATACTTCATCGTAAAGGCATGAGCAATAAACAGATTGCCGATCACCTCAATAACTTACCCTTTGCTCTAGTGATCGCAGATAGTGCCGAACCCAAGAGTATCGCTGAGATTGCTGAGTACGGGACTAGTATCATCCCCGCCCAAAAAGGGCCAGGCAGCGTCGCTCAGGGTATCCAGTATGTTCAGTCACAGCGCATTAGCATGACCCAGAACTCAACCAATACGATTAAGGCTTACCGTAACTATCTGTGGGAACTCGACAAAGAGGGCAAGATCCTAAACGTCCCCAATCACTTCCTAAGCGATCAGATGGACGCTACCCGCTACGCACTTGAAACTATGCGACCTCGTGAGGAAGAGGAAGATTATGTTGCTCCCCCTATTAACTCCCTGATTTACTAATTATGCTATAGTTAAGCTCAAGAATTACTGTGCAGTAAAAGGACATTACACCCGTGGCGTTTTCCTTCATCGACGAAGAGGATTTAGTAGAGCGATTTAATGATTCTATGACCTATATGCTCCCGTTGTTCAAACCTCTCGATGAGTTTGAGCGGATCGCCCGCAACCAACCTCACCCCGGTATTGACAAGAGCCTGCCTAAAGTCACCGATGGTACACTGGCGGCCTTTATCCAAGAGCTACCCAAGCGCATCATTCAGCGTATTCCCACGGGTAACATCATCTCTAATGACCGTTGGTTTGAGATCATTGCCGACTACATACTAGAGCATGAGATTATCGCCAATGCTAACACTACCGCCGCATTGATTCAGAAGTGCTGGGCATTGACCTCCAAGAGCCTGACCTATGGCTCACAACCAGCGTTCGTGCAGTTCGTCAACCGAGGTGATTACTTCGGGACTGACTTCACCTTGCCCTATATCAAAGATGTCTTGCTCGAACAGGGTAAATTGAGTGACCGTGACTCTAACGTGATCTTCCTCAAGGCTTGGTATCAGCCCAACCAGATTGACGCCATTATCAAAAAAGAGGACATGCTGACCAAGAACTCTCAGGATCGCAAGGACGCCGAGGCTTACGCTTCCGGCTGGGACTTGAAAGAACTAGCCAACCTCAAGGATAAGATCCAGCAAAAGGATAACTGGTCACTGACTCCCAACGAGCGTAACAAGATGACCAACAAAGGCTTCATTGAGATCGTCCATTGCTTCCAGCGTGGTATCGGAGCGGAGTTTTACTCATTCTCACCCGTCACCAAACAAGTCGTGCGTCGGCGCAAGAACAAAGACCCTCGTGGCATGATTCCCATTCACTACATGTACGCCAACGTTGACCTGTCCAACCCGTTAGGCCGTGGCAGCGTGGAAGTGTCTGGCGGTATGCAGAACTTACTCGATAGTGAAGTCCAGTCTTACCAGTACATGCGTAGCTTGCTTATGAACCCCCCGCTAGAGATTAAGGGCAACGTACCCACCTCGGTCGTTAAGTACGCTCCTAACGCCTTGTGGAAGGTCGGTAGCGATCCTAACGCTTCTATTACCCCCGTTAAACTGGAGACTGCCTCACTGCAAGCCTTCCCGCAGAACTACGGCCTGATTAAAGGTCAGATCATGGCGCTCAACAGTGCTGGTGATAACACCGTACCGGCTCAATCGGGTAATGCCAGCTCCAAGACTCCCCAAGGTGTCGATGCTCAACAGATGCACCTCGGACTCTCGGACAACTACATGCGCCGTCAGTTTGAGTCCACCTTTGAAGAGATTATCAACACCATGCTCAACCTGTACTTCGCTGAACGTAGCGGGACACAAGAGATCAAGATTGATGTTGAAACCGCTGATAAGCTCAGGGACATTGATGAGTCCCCCAATAAATTGCAGTACGTCAACAAAGACAACGTGTGCCGGATTAACTACGACTCTGAAACTCCTAAGTTAGACTTCAAGGCCGACCCAACATCTTCAACGATTGAGGACAACCAAGAGCAAATCGCTGTGCTACAAGAAGTCTTGGCCGAAGCTGCTAAGAATCCATATATCCCCTACCTCATGCAATCAGTCGGTAAAGAACTCCACATCGGTGAGGTTTACAAGCAATTGTTCGAGCGTCTCGGGGTTAAGGACATGGATAAGATCGTCACTGACCTAGAGAAAGACCCGCAGACGGGTCAGGTCAAGGCTCCAAGTGTTATGACACCGTTCTTCGACAAGCCTCACCTCACGGCCGTTTACAAAGACCTCCCACCCGCCGCTCAGGTTCAGTTACTGGCCAATGGTGGTGTTAATGTCCAAATCAGTGATGTACTCCAACCTAACATCGACCAGATTGCTGGTGGTAGATTGCAGAACCCTGTCCAACCCGCCTACGTCGATCAACAGACGGGTCAGATTGTCAGTGGCCACCCGCAGAACGGCGAGCCTTACGTCGATCCGCAGACGGGCCAGCCAGTACCGCAACAGGCGGCCCAACCCCAAGCCCAACCGTCAATCTCCGATCACCCAATCCTGCAGATGATGAACACCCTACAGATTAAGTTTGCCGATCTACCCGAAGATTCACAGCACGAAGTCCTCGCTGCCTTGGGTATCCCCACTTCTGGCATGGCCACACCCGCTTCACAGAAGATGCAGGTAGAGCAGTCTAACGCCGCCGTTAAGGTAGCTGAACTAGCCCACAAGCAACAGACCACGGATAACGCTCATATCCTCGGAGCCAGCGCCGAAGCCCTCAAGGTCGCCCAATTACACCACACCATGAACCAGGCTCAGGCCACTAACGCTCAAGCGCAAGCTACGCACGATCTGGCGGTCAACAATGCTGCTCAGGCTGGCGAACAAGCCGCCGCTTCCCATGAACTAGCTGTCCAGACTGCTAAGAAACCGATGGCTAAGGCCGGAGCCGCTAAGTGACCCACCTACTTAGACCCAAGATAATCAAAGAGTTTGAAGATGATGCTAAGACCCAGGCCAAGTTTCACCTCTCAATGGCATGGTTCTGGTTAGCTAACTTCCCGATAGTGGTCTACATCTTTGTCTACCAGCCAGCCTTCTGGAACAAGTACGGCGTGTTCTATGTGTTGATTGCCTCGTTATATGCTAACTTTGCCACAGACTTCGGGGCATTAAGTGGCGCTCAAGCCTCAATGAAAGCCGATAATATCACCATCACTAACGAGGAGGTAGTCAACCTATGAACGAAGAAGATATCCTATTATCAGATGATTTATCACCAGACAACTCCGGCAGTGTCTACCAAGTACCCGTCGATGAGGTCAGCGCCCACGAAGCCAGCGAAGAGCGGGCTAAGGTCATGCAAGCCGCTCCATTACTGGATGAATTACTCGACTGGTTCACTAAACAGATCACGGCTCTAGACTCGATAGACGGGCTTGACCTGGAATCAAACGTACCACTCACCGCTCAACTAATGGGCCGACAAGTGGCTAAGGCAGCACTGGAAAGTAGCCGTACTAACCTCGCAGTTCTCAAAGATGAGTACACTAATTAGGCTTCGGCTCGGCCTTAGGCGTAGTGAGCTTGATGTAAGACTCCAAGCATTTGTTGACCCACGCTGAACGCTCATACTTGGGTATAAGCTCCCAACTTGTTACATTGTCTTTACGGATAAAGATGGTGTATTTAGGCATTAGGCTCGTCCTTGGGAATCGAGTATACCTTTATGGTTTCATGTATTGGTATATCAGTTAAGACTATAGTCGCTTTAATGCCTAGGGTGCGTAACTGAGAATAAAATCTATCTATCATTACCGACTTCATGGCAAATCTTGATATAACGAATAAATAATTAGCGTTAGGGTCTAACTTCTCACCCGTTATCTCTATTACCTTAACTTCTTGCTTTTCTTCCATATAGCACCTCTTATGCTCAAAGTATACCACCATACCCCGATAGTACCTATTGCTTTTAATGCTTATTATAACCCTAAGAGGTTTCCTGCCTCCACACAGCGACAGTGTTTAGTCGTTAACTTTCAAGGAGTGTTCAATGGCTGAAGAAGTATCAGACGTTAAAGAGGCGGAGGTTGCACCTGTAACTGAGGCTCCGGCAGAGCTAACTGCCACTGAGGAATCGTCGCCCAAAGAAATTGACCTAGCACCGGTTGAAACTTTAGAGGACAAGACCGAGTCAGATGAAGCCGAGGAACCTGCAAAGGAACCAGAAGCCGAACCCGATGAGTCCGAGAAGCCAGCCAAAGGCGCAGAAGCGCGTAAAGAGCAACTCAGTAATGAGATTCGTGACCTAGTTTCAAAGCGAGCTAGTCTGAGAGATGAGATTGCGGCTGAAAATGCCAAAGTCTACGCTCCCCC